CCCACTGATGCTTAAGTTTCCGCCACATTCCGTCGGCGTCATTCTGTTAGAAACAACTAAGTACTGAGCTCCCCCATCCAAGATGGACAATGGAGACTTAATGAGTTAGTTGATACAGGAAGACCGCTTCTAGAATGGGAAACTCCTTATATGCACAGCAATGGATCCAGCTCGAACAAAGATTTCTGAATTCCCTCCTCCCATGGAGTCTGGCCTTTCGGTTCGCAGACTTCAAGTTCCTCCTCTTCACCCCAGATGATATCCGATTGACATCGGTCATCAGTCCAGTAGGCGAAGTGTTTGGAATAAGATTTTTGGAAGACAGTTGTCGAGAGCATAGTCGATCTAATTTTGGTTCGTTCAGTCGGGACTCTATATCGAGTTCCCCAGCCCCTAATTTCTCCTTCGTCCATAGGATCCAAACGGTGATCGGTCGACACCAACCACAAGTTTGACCACTTGCGATGTTCCAGTTCACGATCATACGCAAGCTCTTTTGGAGAGAGTTCTGCTTCCGCCCCAAACACCTTCTCAAAGAAGTGTGTTGTGGACGGGAGCGAGGCCTTACTCTTCTCCCTGGACCATTCCCATTCAACATAATCCCGGTGATGTCCCGTGACTAATTCCTCCATTCGGAGGTAGGCTGGCTTGTATGAGCCAAGGGATGGAACTGTCTCCATTTTCTTAGAAAATTTGAGATAGCTAGCCATCTTTCCTTGACCCCTTGTCACCTTAAACCGTTCTGGTAAAGGTAAGCCTAGTCCGCCTAGTTGCTTCGGAATAAACCAATTCTGTCCAGGCAATGAGACAGAATCGATTGACTCCTTATTGAGTTTGATCCAAGTTGAATACAGGTCCTCCCTTCGGCTCCCACTGAAGCCTTCAAGAAGATAATCTGCCGCCGACACAAGGTCAGAAGCTTTAAGATTCTGATCTCTAACATTCTTTCGAGTGTCGGAGAGAACCTTTGATTGTCCTCTTAAAAGCCCCAGGTTCACAAAAGGAACCCTCTTCCAATACGCGTGTAGACCCAATGAATCCTTATTGTCAAGGTAAATCTGTGAGTTGATCATAGCGAATTCTTTGGATATGTAATTCTTCCCTAAAGAAGGTTCCAATCCACAGCTCGCTACCATCTCCCACCAACCTTGATAGTCCTTAGGATCCAAAGACATGAGAAGATCGTCACCATTCACCAACATAGGAACATCCTTTAGAAGGTAACGCTTATAGCCAGTCGACAAGGACTTTCGACCAACAGAATCAACTCGACCTTGAGATTTCTCCCAAAAGTCTCGGTTGATTGCAGCGTTGATTAGACAAAGGACCGGAAAAGAAGAAGGTGAGCCCATTAACTGGCCCCAATTCTGCTTTCCGCTCTCAATCTGAGTTACCTTATCACTAAGGCAAGCCTCGTCCACGAAATACGGATGTTTCTGTTCTGGATAATGGATGACGTGATCCAAAAGAGAACGCACGTAGCACTCCCGGTCAAAACCGACCAGGTTAAGTCTTTTACAGAGCTCATCTGCACACGCCTCGATTAGGAGGGGATGCAAATTGTCTGTAGCACCAGAGTAATCGGCAGACATAAACCAAATGTCCCGCATAACCCTAGTGTTCTTCGAAAAGGTCTCCATAACTTCTTCTGTTAAGGGACCACCGATCAGCTGAAAGGTGGGATGTTCCCTAAGAATAGTGTGGATAACTTTTTGAAAAGACCGACATCTGTGGTACAAAACTGGAGGACCAGCCGTAATTATCCGAGCCTTTGCGGGCTCAAGGACAACATGGACATCGGTCTCCAATTCTTCCTCGAATGCTACTTGCGCTG